TGCAACCACGCTTCGATCTGAATACATGCGGCGCTGCGTGGGTTCACGCGCCTCACGGTGGGCCACGGGGTAGGCAAACGTGACGCAAATCGCATCTGCTGCGTCAGGCGAGGCCAGTCCCCGTGCTTTCATGTCTTTTTTCGACTCTAAGAAGATTGTACCCTTAGAGTCGGGTTTCATCATAGGCGAAATTAGATCAGTTTTGAGAAATCTGTCAAGCGGAATTGAAGCCGTTTTAAGCCAATCTTTCATCGACCCCCACATTTCAGCCCTTTTGTTTCCATACATGATGGGATTCTTTGACTTGTTACCAAAGTTAATGCCTTTGATCTTGTAGCGCTGCTCTTTCAAACGATCGACAATACCCGCACCTAAGCCTCCTTCGTCAATCACCACCAGCGTGGGCTTAAACTCTTCAATCACCTCAATAATATGCCCCACCACCGTCATGGTGTCGTCGCCCCGATGCCTGTCAATGCGCACAATATCCCGCCCCTGTCTGATGGCGATCACTGTCGCATCCGCGCCGAACCGTGCTGGGTCAACACCAATCACAATGGGCGCTGACGCGTCTTGATACTTAGGCCGCTTCATTGCTTCGTCCACAATATTGGCCGGTATGAACTGGTCGTCGCCTTCGGATGGGAACTGACCATAGACCTCGACGTGCGCTTGTGATGAATCAGGCCCATACTCGTCAATAATCTGCTGGTACACCTGCTTGTCTGTGCCCTCGACCGTGCGGGCGTCCACCACCTTGGTCGTCCAGAACTCCCGTTTGCTGTTAAAGCACTCGTAAAAGTACCCCGTGTTGCGCCGTGGGTTGCTAAACGCCATCCAGAACCTATTGGGCGTGTTCTCGGTAAAGAATCCAGACGTGACCGCCCAGATTGAGTCGTCAATACCAGACGCCTCGTCAAACACGACCAACACACCGTCGAAGTTGTGCACACCTGCATAAGCGTCGGGATTCTCTGCTGACCACAAGCGCCCTTCCACGCCCCAGTAGCGCGTGCCCTTCTTGAGATCACGCTCGACCAGTTCGGTGAGCCACTTAGCCGGCATCAGGCGGGTGGCTGAGACTTCAAACCAGTGGCTGTTAAGCGCCATCGCTAACCACTTGGTTATCTCGGCCCAAGTGACACTGCGCAACTGTGACTCACTGTTGGCCGAGATAATGGTCGTGGAGCCAATCCGCGTAGACAACATCCAGATCGTGATCCAACTGACTAACGCCGACTTACCAATACCCCGTCCAGATGACACAGCGTGGCGTAGGGTTTTGTAATCAACTTGGCCTTTATTAGCGTGTATATGGTCAGCAATCTGTTGTAAGACCTCGCGCTGCCATTTGCGTGGGCCAGTGAAGTGTTCCAGTGGCGTGCCCGCCTGACCCCATGGAAAAGCAAACATGACAAACGCCAGTGGGTTGTCTTTGATCGCTGGCGCCCATAGGCGTGCCATCAGTTCCTGTTCGTCTTCAGCGCTGTATATGGTCGATTGCATTACTTCCCTAGATTGATATTGACTTGTCTGCCCGAGCCAGGCGGTATTTTTTCAGTAGCGTAGTTGCGTAGCGCGCCGTATGCGCCCGACATAGACCGTATTGGGTTGAAATCATAATTGTCCACAACAATTAAGTTGCCGTCTGCGTCGCGTGAATATGCAAACCGCCCTAGCGTGGTCTGCACATTACCGATTGGATCTAGCACAGAAAGAACATTGGGCGCTATTGACGCGGGGATAGTTCCTTTTTCCTGTTGCTGCCGTTTCATAAAATTAGTGTAGTCACTGTATTGCACGTTGCCGCGCCCGCCAGTCGACTCAATTAGTTGGCGCAAAGCGTCCAGTTCAGCAGAAGAAAAATGCGCCTGCGTAATTGGATCGCGGTTGCCCTGCACTGTTTCAAAAAACGTGCGTGCAGATGTGGGAAACCAATTAGGGTTTACTTTTTGCGCCGCCCAATCAATCAGGCGATTGACGCCGGTCATTTGTGGAGCAAGAGCGTTAACTGATTCGGCCATGTTCAGCGTCCTTAATAGAATGCGTAGATTCTAAAACTTCTACCGCTGTTACGTCCAGTATGCGCCTTTCGGCCTCGGCCAGTGCGCCAGTGATGGATATGCGCTGATCCACTTCGACAGATATGGCCTGCTTGGCCACCCAGCCGTGCTGATGTTTGAGGACTTCTAACGCCATCTTAGCGTCGCCTTGGAGGGCTGCGCCTCTGACGACGTTGGCCATCTCTATCTCAGCGTCGGCTTTGCCTTTTTGCGCAGCCATCTCGACCACAGGATCAAGTTGCGTAAGTTGTCGGTATTCGGTGGGGAGCATGCCGGCGGCCAAAGCGAGCGTGTCGCCTTTGAGGCCCAGCTTGGCGGCGTCGTACACCGCCTTCAAGCGCGACTCTGTGGCCTGCACATTGCGCGGCGTAAATGGTATTGAGTGGAACATAGGTTCTCCTGCACTATCGTGAGTGGCTTTATTCTATATTAAAAAAAAATTGTTCACGGCCCGTACGTTTCTGCTGGCCCTTTGCCGCCGGCCCTACCCCCTCCCCCTCGGCCTGAATCCCTTTTGGCCACACTGCTAGCAGGGTTATTTCTGTGGGTCATGTGGACAATGTGGACACCGAGTTGATACCCCAACCAGTAGGAGTGTGGACAATGTGGACAACATGAAAACACATTGTCCAACTTGTCCACAAGTTATGCACAGGCTGTGGATAACAAACCCCTTGGGGTATCAGTTATGCACAGGTTTTGGTCTTATATAAGACTTGGAATTGTGGATAACCAGCACTTGCACTGTGGACAACTTTGGCTAAGGGGTTAGCCTGCAAAACGTAAAAAACGGCTTAAAACGCGTTTTGATGCGTGGGCATTTGTGGACAATGTGGACAACGTGGACTACGATTTTAAATTGGTGGCGGTAGACTGTAGGTAATTACCCTACTGTTTATATATACAGTATATTTTTTATTTCAACAGTTCTTATAAATACATTGTCCACATTGTCCACAATTTCTCAGACACCGCGCCTTTGCTACGTTTGCGCGTGGGTCAAAATTCCATCTATACAGTGTCCACATGTCGTCCATCTGTTGTCCACAAGTATGCAAAATGCGCATAACCTTAAATATTTATTGACTGCGCAACGTAGTGCAAAGAAATCGTTTACAATTTCTCATCGACACAAAAACAGTCGATAAAACCTAACCTAAGGAAACATTATGCAAACAGCACTTATTAAGGACTTGCCAAAGGGCGAATTTTTCAAGCGCAAACCAGATGCAAACAAGGTTTATCAGCGCGAAGACTACAACCGCGCGGCTAAGAAATACGACTGCGCCGACATGCTCGACGTATGGGGCAACGGCCTCCAGTTGAAAGGCTCGACTGTTGTTTATATTGGTTTTGACTACTGAGGAGCCGACCATGATTGAACTAAACCAACGCGAAAAGCAAATGATTATCAACGGCCTTGTGCAACATGAGCGCAGTATTGAGGCGGGCTTAAGAGGCGCAAGCGATGTCAGCTATGGGTGGTCGCTACTGGTGCAGGAACAACAACGCGTCCGCGACCTCATTTTTAAACTTGAAACTTACAACGCAAAGGTGACAGCATGAACGATGTATATGAAAACATGCAACAGATGCGTTGGGCGGCTGACTGCCGTGCGGCTCACCGCATGCGCAAAGAGGGCGGCCATTTTGCGGCCGCCATTGCTGAGGCTTATTTTGCGGCCGACAGTCGCAACAAAGACCGCCTGTTGGCCACCTTCCGCGACATTTTCGACCGCTTCACAACACCTGAGGAGAACTAAACATGCCTTACAAATTCAACATTAAATTGCACCCATGGGGCGAAAGCCCCGAGCATGGCAACGTCGAGATTGACGAATCGGCCATGTATGGCGCGTGGGAATACAAAGACGGCACGGAGGGTGGCGGGCTATGGTTTGAACGCCTAGACGATGGCCGGCTTGACCTTGTTGACTATGACGGGGCGTTTGCGTTGCCCATGGCCGTGATCACCGCCTTGCGCGGTGCCGATGTATCAGTTGAGGAGATTTTTGAATGAAACATACTTTTTACGACGTCCTAACGGCAGTGGCCATTGGCTTGCTATTGGCTTTGGGTGCCCTTGCTTATTTTGACATTCTTTGGAGTTAACACCATGTATCAAACTGTAAACACTGTTTCTAATTTCCGCGACGAATTTCGCGCCTGCGGGCGTGCTGATCAATTTTCTTATGAAGCCCTCGGGCTTCTGTTTGACTATCTCGAAGCCTACGAAATGGACACAGGTGAGGAGATTGAACTAGACGTCGTTTCCATCTGTTGTGACTACACCGAGGCCGCGCCTGAGCATATTGCCCGCGATTACAACATCGACGTCGAAGGCATGGACGAGGACGAGGCTATTGTTGAAGTTATCGCCACGCTTGAAGAAAACTGCGCCTATGTAGGCAAGACATCCAAAGGCGACATCATTTACAGGAATTACTAAAATGAAAACTTACAAAGTACGCAAGGTCTATCACCAGTTTCACTTTGCCACCATTGAGGCCGAAAGCCCTGAGCAAGCCCAAGAACGCGCCGAGGCGTTGACGATCGACGACTGCACACCCGACGACTACACCGAGTGGGAAGTCTATTCCGTAGACGAGGCCAGTCCTTTCACTGTTGAAGAACTGGCCTTCATTGATGCCTATTGCGACGCAGTGGCAGAAGCCCCCCGCGATATCGTCGCCGACTTTCTACGCGACAAGCATGTTGATTCTGAGTATTACACATCTATTGCTGACGCCTACGGCATGTGGTGTTTTGCAATGAAATTTTCGAGGGACAGCAAATGAATCATGCAGAACTAAAAGCCGAAATCATCGAACTGTTAAACGAAAACCATCCGGCAGAACTGGCACGTTTGACAGGCGAAGACGACACCACCTGCAAAAAGATTGTGCACGAGCTATACATGGAACGCTTCAACGACCCTAATTGTTGGCATGTTGAGCAGTCAGATGACATCTGGGTTATTTATGGCGACACGACAGACGAATGGATTGACGAAAATGGAGATTACAGAGGCTTTGACACTGAGGCCGAGGCCAACGACTACATCAAGGAGACATTTAAATGCACGACATAAAACATCAGTTAGAAATTATCTGGGCAGCTTTAGAGGCTTACCGCGCCGATCTAATACCCGAGGGCGACCCCGATTACGACGAACAGTGGAACGACATCTGCACCGCAATGGCGGTCATTGAGGAGGACTTGCAAGCATGAAGCATTTTAGTTTTTTCATTCCATCTTGGATTCACCGCCAAATGACTATGCACGGCTATGACAAGAAAGACGCCATCAAACGATTTAAACGTCAACACGGCATTGTCAAAATGCCCAACGGCTACAAAGTTTGGGAGGTCAAGCCATGACCACACACTACGACCGCACAACAGTGACATTTCACAGGGGAAATGCGTTCACGCCCGAGGGCATAGACGCAGAACCTTTTGCCACGCTGACAGTCAGCGACATGGTTAGCCGTAAATTGATAGACGGCATCTGTAGCCTTATGCGCAAGCACATTAACGAAACGCATATGGACTTCTGCAACATCAAAATTTCATCTGAGGAGTGGGACATATGATTGATGAAAACGCTTTATCGTCTGCCCTGTGCGACATGTACGACATCCGCGAGGCACTATCAGCACGCATTAAAAACAAACCTAAAGACAGTGACGGCACGGACATCACCATTGGCGACTGTATTGATGACGTAATCTTATTTTTGGAAGGGCTAGAAAAATGATCGACTTAACAAAACTTTTACCCGAGGATGCCGAGCGCATCGCCTACACCGAGGGCTTCACAGGCACATCCGCGCTCTTTGCCCGCATTTCAGACCTTGAGCATGCCATTGGCCTACTGATTGACGCTATCGAGGAGGGCGACCCCCAAAAGATCGCCACAGTGACCATGCAAACGCGGGAGGTGTTGG